GTTGGGCATTCAGTTCCGCAAAGAAGCGGCAACCACAGCAGCCCAACAAGCAGCGCGGAAAAAGTCTGAGTTTGATTTGAAGTCTGCACAACGCAAGTTTGGTGAAGACCTCAAGCGCGGTTTGTCGGCCAACCCCTCGGATGCAAACATTATTGCGTTTGGTGAAGATGCGGTGTTGCAAGGTTTGTACACACCCGATCAAGTCAAAGCTACGGTCAGTGAGTTGTTGGCGTTGCCTGCTGCCGATCGAGTGCGGATTCTTTCACAAGCCGGCGCGACCGCTGGCGAGTTGAAGCCATCCTTGCAACAAATTAACCGCAGCGGTCAAACCGATCTTTTGCGCGTGTCTCCGTTTAGCGGCGCTGCGTCCACCGTTGGCACGTTTGCCGATGTGCCATTGCCACCTGCTGTGGTTGCGCAAAGAAAAGACATTGCAAGAGCCGGCGCGTCCAACATCACCATTCCTGTCAGCACCGAGAAGAAGTACGGCGAGCGGTTTGGCGGTCTAATTGCCGACCAAGATGCTGCCAAGCTGTCTGCTGCCGAGAACGCCCCTCAAGCCGCAGCAACTGCCGACCGAGTGATGGACCTGATCTCTACCGGCAAAGTTATTACCGGTACAGGTGCCAACGCTCGATTGCAACTTGCCAAGGCATTAAACTTGGCCGGTGGTACCGACTCGGAAAAGATCCGCAACACCGAGGTGCTGGTTTCCTCGCTGGCCGAGACAACGCTGGGTGCGATCAAATCGTCGAACCTTGGCGCAGGTCAGGGCTTCACCAACGCCGACCGAGACTTCTTGGAAAAGGCCAAGGCCGGTCAACTCAGCTACGATGCCAAGTCACTCACCGAACTGGCCCGTCTGTCCCGTCTTGCTGCTGAGAAGAGTGCCGACTCGTGGAACACTCGAGTCAAGCAGATTCCCGCAAGTGCCCTTGAGGGCACTGGTATTTCCACCAATCCGATTGTGGTACCCAAGCGCAGCATCATGAAGAACAGTGGTCGAAAAGGCGACACTTCTGTCAGTGCCCCCGCAGGTGTGGATCCCAATATCTGGCAATACATGACTCCAGAGGAGCGCAATCTATGGCCGAAATGACACTCGATCAGCAACGCGCTATGGCAATGGCTGCGGCGCGGGCGCGGGCGGCACAAGCTGAGACATCCGCAGCACCCTCTAGCGGCATCCCCGGCCCACGCCGTGGTTACTCGCTGACTGAGGTGCCCGTAGAGGCCGTCAAGAACCTGCCCGAGAGTGCAGGCAAGTTTGTCGGCGGTGTCGTGCAGGCCGTGACCAGCCCGCTTCAGACCCTCACCGGCATCCTTGATGCTGGCGCTGGTGCGCTGCGCAACTCGCTGCCGCAGGGTGTGGTCAACTTTGTCGACCAGTTCGACACCAACCCGCAAGCAACCCAACGCGCTGTTGAGACAGCCAACGCCATTGGTGGCATGTACAAGGACCGCTACGGCAGCTATGAAGGCATTAAGCGCACGTTTGCCGAAGACCCAGTGGGCGCTGCTGCTGACCTGTCCACCCTGTTGACTGGGGGCGGCGCTGCCGCGACCAAGCTGGGTGCCACACAGACCGGCGCTGCGTTGTCGCGGGCCGGTGCCGCAATCAACCCGATGCGCCCCATTGCACCCATCATCGAGCAGCCTATCAAGCTGGCCGCAAAGGGTGTTGGTGCGGTCTACAACGCTCTTGACCCGAAGTCGGCAGCTTACCTGACAGCCGCTGAAGGTCGCGGTCCTGAGATTGTCAACGCCCTGCGTGGTCAAACTCAGATCGTGCCCGGAAGCCGCCCAACTGCTGCGCAAGCCGCCGCACCCGTGGGAGCCACCCGGTTCTCGGCAATGGGCGACTCTGCTGCCCGCACCACCCCAACCCCGTTCTATGAGCGGGCCGAGGCTCAAAAAGCCGCGCAGCTTGCCGCTGTGCAGCAGGTCGGCAAGACACCCGCAGAACTCAAAGCCGCCGAGGCTGCTCGAAGTGCCACGGCCAAAGAGTTGTACGGCATCTCCGACAACGCGATGGTGGTAGCCGATAACACATTCTCGTCGCTGCTCAATCGCCCCTCGATGGACAAGGTGCTTGCCCGCGCCAGCGACTTGGCTGCGGAAAAAGGTCAGCCTTTCCAAATTGGTCAAAACCGACCCCCACAGGTTGTGCCGTCCAGCATCGTCGACGAAGCCGGTCGCCCAATGGGTCAGACAGTGATTCCGGGCGAAGTGGCGAAATATCCGGGCAGCAGCCTTCACGCGATGAAGATGGCGTTTGACGACTTGATCAAAGATCCCGCCACGTTCGGTATCGGCTCGTCTGAAGCCAAGGCGATTGGCAGAACCCGTGCTCAGTTCCTTAACTGGGCCGAAAGTCAAGCCCCATCCTATCGCACGGCCCGGGAAACCTTTGCCGCCCAGAGCAAGCCGATCAACCAGATGGAAGTCGGCCAGTTCCTTGAAGGCAAACTCAAGCCTGCGCTGGGTGAGGAAACTGCCCGCCTGCGGGCCGCAGGGTTCGCTGGTGCGTTGGAAAACGCTCCGGGCACCATCAAGCGGGCCACAGGTGAATCGCGGTTCCAGAGCCTGTCCGAAGTGCTTACGCCCGAACAACTGAAGATCGTCGATGATGTTCGCGCTGATCTGGCCCGTGCTCGTCAAGCTGAGAATCAAGCCGCCGCAGCCCGAGGTGCTGGACCTGACGTGACCCTGATGGGCACCGAGGTTATGGGCAATGTCCGCGCTCCCAACTTCATCAACAACGTCACCACGGTCGCCAACGATCTGCTGCGCCGGATGCAAGGCAAGCTGGACCAGAAGCTGGCAATCGAGTTGGCCGCTGAGATGCTGGACCCTGCTGCCGCTGCCGTTGCGCTTGAGAAAGCAATGGCGCGTCAGGCCAAGGGTCAAAAGCTGGCAGATCCCTTTCAGAAAACCGGCAAGGCTGCATCAAAAGCCTTGCGCACACCTGCTGCCGTGAACATGCTTGCTCCGGCTGCTGAAATCCAAAACTCGCTTATCAGCTTTGAGCCGTTGGCAATGGAGTAACAAGAGATGGCTTTTGAAAGTGCTGAAATTGATCCAGTGAAGTACGGCGTCTTGTGGCAAAAGGTCCAAGACTATGAGCGCCGCTTTGACGACATGAGCGCCAAGATGGACAAGATGGAGTCCAATGTCGAGAAGCTGGTGGCCCTTGCAAACCAAGGCCGTGGCGGGTTTTGGGCAGGCATGGCTTTTGTTTCGATCATTTCCAGCGGAATAGGGTTTACCCTAAGTTGGATCAAGGGGCACTAAGTTATGGTTGACCTTACCAAAGCCATCGGAGCAGTTGCCGCAAGCGTTGCCGCGCTAGGCGGCAGCTACACGCTTGCCGACAAGTTCGGTTGGCTTGACAGGGCCATCATTGAATGGACTCCAGAGCATTTTAAAATTGTGGCCGAGGCTGGCAAACCGATCAACGTCACTGTTGCGCGGATCAAAAAGCGTGACGACTGCTCTGTCGAGAGTTTTACACCAAGCATTCGTGATGCGGCAGGCATGGTGCATGAAGCAACCACCACCGCAAGCAAGTTTAGTGGTCCAGCAGGCCCAGAGATTGACACCTTCACGTACCAACTTACGATGGTGCAAAAAGAAAAGATCGCTGATGGCAAAGCCACTTTGCTGGCGACGATTAAATACAAATGCCCAGAGGGCGAGCGAGTGGTTCAGTATCCCCGCCATCCAAACCTAAGTTTTGACCTAAAGGGGTAAGCATGGACTGGCTCAAACAAATCGCACCAACCATCGCCACGGCGCTTGGTGGCCCACTGGCGGGCATGGCTGTGTCGGCCATCTCCAAGGCCATTGGGGTTGACCCTGACAAAGTTGGTGACATGATCTCCAACAACAAGCTGTCAGCCGAGCAGATCGCACAAGTCAAGATTGCAGAGATTGAGTTGCAAAAGCAGGCGCAGGAACTGGGCCTGAACTTTGAGAAGCTGGAAGTTGAGGACCGCAAGTCAGCCAGGGACATGCAGGCCACCACTCGCAGCCTGATGCCACCCATCTTGGCTGGCGCAGTCACCATCGGCTTCTTTGGCATCATGGTGATGATGTTTTT